AGAAGTATCAGAAGTGTAAGTAATTCAATTGAAACACACGAAGTAGATTTTCACGGAGACCCATTAGCAAAATTTAAAAACTAATGATGTTTTTTAAAACAAACGAAGCAAAAATTAAACACTTACAAAAAGAGTTGAAACGAGATGACTTGTCTTTATTGAAAAGATTAATCTTTATGTTTCAATTAATGATGTTAGGATTTAAAAAGTAATGGCATTCGTAATAACAGAACCTTGTATCTCAACTTGCGATACTGCTTGTGTGGCAGTTTGTCCAGTGGATTGTATTCACGGGCCGATTGATAAAGAGGGAGCAGGAGCAGAGGTTGAAGGTATGGACTCAGTTGCAGGTATGCAATTATATATACACCCCGACGAGTGTATAGATTGTGGTGCTTGTGAACCTGAGTGTCCGGTAGATGCTATCTATGATGAAGATGATTTACCAGAAGAATATGAGAAGTTCGTAGAAATTAACGCAAAATTTTTTGAGGAGTAGAAAATGAAACATATATTAAGTTTATTTACATTAGTGTTTTTATTAGGTTGTGCAACATCTAATGTTGAAGCACAATCAGCAAAAACAAAAGTCCAATCTAAAATCGCATCATACGAGGCAGAAAAAACTTTAGATGATATCAAATGGTATGACGGAGAACCAGAAGGAATACAATTAATTCAGATTAAAGTATCTGAAAATATTTTAAATGCATATCCAGAACTTCGTGATAAACGAGTTG